AATAATATAGGTGGAACACCTATACTAGTCATTATGCGTTCACTGTGTGTGCGCATAGCTACGTCAAAATCTAGATCATCAAAATTTTGATCACTTAGTTTTTGTGGCTTTAATCCGCTGTCTAGGATAATTGGGCGTCTGCCACCTGACTTAGCATTATATCGCTGCTGCCAGTAACTAACTGTTTTTTCCTTAGCTGCTTGACTTAGTGTGTTTTCAGTGGTCAGCACTAAGCCAAAGATTGTGCCGTTCTCAAAAAACTTTTGCTGAAACTCTTGCATGCTATAGAGTATATTAATATTCTCTAAGCACGCTTCAAGTCTGCTGGCTCCGCGATAGATGCTGTCACTGTTCAAGTCTTTAAAATAAAATACTTCACGCTCTGTGAAATCTACTTTACCATTGTAACGATAGCCACGAATAAACGTTTTAGGGTCAGTTAATATTTCTACATTGTTTGCTGGTAGGTGGTACATAAAAGTACCATCAAAATGTATAAATGCATTACCATCAAGCATTATATCTTTGAACAGCTCTGTGCGAAAATCTATTGCGCTTTGATAGGGATTAGGTCTAAAGTTAAGCAGTGTTGTCAGTGTTTTTTGGCGTATGCCAACTACAACACCTTCATGCACTTTGTCTTTAATATCATAGTCAAGACTTGCACAAGCATTAACTACTAAGTTAACTGACCTGTTTACACTATCTATATTTCTAAATGCGTTACGAAAGTTAATAATGCGGCTTTCGCTGCCAACATGAGTACCTTCATCACGATGTATAACTTCTTGAGCTGGATTAAGTTTTTCAGTAATCCAACTACGTATTCTTTCTAACGCCATCTAAGCCCCCTGTGAACTCACTAAAGTAGCTGCCATAGGAACTTCCACGAAATACACCCTCACCACTTTGATGTTTTTGTTGTTGCACTTCTATCCAACGTCGTTGCTTGTCTACACTATTAGGTGCCGGACTTTTACCATAAATGCCGTGTAGTTGTACATGATGTCTATTACAGAGTGTATAGACTAAGTCATATATTTCTACATGGTGTTCTTGGGTGAAACGATCGCGAACAGCTAGTATAGCTTCATCGGTGCTTATATCAATACCATTAGCACGTGACCATACCTCTAGGAGGTGAGTAATGCTGTGCAGGTGATGAAGTTCTAATTCTAGTTGGCTGTTACAAATATAACAATGTGATTGCTTTGTATAAGCAGATTTTGCCTTGTCACGAATCCACTTTACTGGTATGCGTTTATTTGTGTTTACTGCCATAAAAATATTATTCCACAATTTTGATAATTATAGCCTAAAAGGTACACAATTGTCAATAGGTAAATTTTACCTACCCTAAACCTAAAAGGTTGCGGCCAACCAACAGGCAAAAACCACAGTTGAAACCCAAACCAAAACAGTGTATAATAGTAGTTTCAAACTAAAAATACAGGCAAAATGAACAGCGGAATATATCAACTAAACTTTTCAAGCGGGCACTACTATATAGGCAAGAGTGAAAACATACCCAAGCGCTGGGAGACGCATAGGCGTAACTTCTTGCAGGGTAAACACACACGCAAGATGCAGTGGGCCTATGACAACTATGGTATGCCAGATTTTACTATACTAATGGTAATACACCCAGACCATATAGATCTCTACGAAGATGCACTTATACAGGTTAGCTGGGTTGACCAATTAATACTCAACGGCACTAAACCACCGCTAATACCACAAGAACAATTGGATAAACTTGATCAAGCGGAACGTACTACCATAGACGACCATAAGATTATGCAGTTGGGTACACTAGAACATATTGAGTGGTTGTGGCGGTTTAAGGAGTTGTGCGAACAGTATAAGCAAGAACTAACACAACTAGAAGACGAGAACCAACTAGTCAAACAGCTTAGAAACCTAGAAGACACCAACACAAATCTAACCAACACCAATCAAGCACTAAAAGATGAAATCAAACACTTTAAGGGATTAAGCTGGTGGCAACGTATTTGGTATTAAACAGTATAACTATAAAGCGCATAGCGAAGGGCATCAGCCATATGCGAATACTTATCATGCTTTGGTCGTTCACGAGCCAATCCTTCACGATCGTCCCAGCGATACTGGTCTAGCATATCTAGTACATGCGTACACGACTTAAGTACTCGCAGTTTACCTTGCTGCACTAGAGTTTGCACGTAGGCAATACCAGGTAGCACATCTTTTTTAGCACGTGTAGTTGCTATATCATAGTTGTAGGCTAGATCAGCACTAAATTGTGCAGCAGCACTATCTATAAACACTACTTCAACACCCCAGCGTTCAATCATCTTATGAAAATGCTCGCAGTGCTGAGCTGTAGTACGCTCTGATTCACAGTAGTCTTCTACTATATAGTAACA